CCTACAATAAGAAATCTTTTTGCCGTCATCTTAGCAAATGCTGATGTTTACATTAGATTATTAAAAGACGTTCATAAAAGAGCGATTGATGTTTCAGACGAAAGAAAGAAAATTATTAAAAACTTTTCAAGTGATTCAATTGGTGATGACATTTATCCTTGGCCTGAAATTAAAAAAAGTGCGTCAGAAGATAGACAAAAAATTATCGCATATCCTGGAGAACAAGATTTAGAATTAAAACTTAAATCAAGTGACCCTGTCTTATGGCCTGAGGTTGAGTTCGTAGAGAAATTTATTAGAGTAACATCTAATAGAGAAGATACATCAACACAAAAGGAAGGTGGTGTTAATAAAGTATCATACGTATTTGAAGGTGATTTGGACACTTCTAAAATTAAAACAATTAGTCCTCTTGAAATCGTATCGGGTAATGTTCCATACATTGAAAAATCACAAGCGGGGTTTTTATATGAAATTTGGGAACGTGCGTATAATTTTACGCTATTAGAATCATATAAGAATGAGACAATAAAAGAACTAGCTAACTTAGAATTTGATAACATAAAAGAAAGTATCAAAGAGGATGATGACTTACTTGGTATTTTATTTAACAATGTAAAAAATGAAATTGATTTAAGAACGTTATTACAATCTTTATCTCCATTTGAAAGATACTCATATTACAAAGACCAATTATCAACAACACAATACATTTCAGATGTATTAAATGATCCATTTAAGATTGAACAATATACAAGTATTTCTGATATAAAGGTTGATAATGGTGTCTATCCCAAACTTAATGACGAATTATTAAATTACACACCTGAGTCATATAGAAAAGACATATATCCATTTAATTCGTCCACATATCTTTCATATTTAAACAAGGATAAATTTACCGATGATAATTTTAAATTTGGGGGAGTATTACAAGTTAATACTAAAGATGGATTAGTGACAGGACCAATAAGTCCAAACACATGGGTAAGAACTGAAGAAGGTAAACTTAATATATTTTCACAGAAATTAACCATAACCGGTACCACAACTGAGAACATTTTAAACACACCATACTTTCATAATCAATTATATAGTGATTTTGGAAAGTCAGGTTCGGCATATGGAAGATACGCGGGTTCCGCTTATCTACTATTAAATTCTTTACCATTTGTGGAGTTACAAGATTATGTTAACTTTAAAAATGGTGATTATGAGAAACCGGTTTTAGTTTCTTCTTTATTCAGAGAAGTTGGGTCAACTCAATTTGTACCTTATTATTTAGTTTTAAAATGGGGGTCACAATATCACAGGTATAAAAAATATTTGTTAGACCGTGAAGATATTTTAAGTGGTTGTTCGACAAATAATGTAACCAAAAATATTAATATGTCTGAATTTTTTAATTCAGGCAACACTCAAAACAATTTTACAGGATTTACTTTTAGTGGTGGAACTGTAGTTTCAGGAAGTACAGCAAAAACAGATGTCGGAGTTCATCCGTATTATGATGCTATTTTTCACCAAATTATCAACGACTATAATCACTATAACCCATTCTCGGGTAATACATCGTTCTCCGGTTATACAAATACTGGTGGCATTGTTGGTAGAAAAAGAGCTCAATCAAATAATATAAATTATTGGACACAATATGTTGATAACTCAAAATACCCTGATAAGGTAGAAACATATACAACATTACCTTGTGATGGTGACAATGAGTTTATTGGTAAAAAAGTTTTAACAAGTAATCCAGCAACAGCTAGGTTATTGGGAGTATTACCAAACATCGCATATCAAACGTCAGCAACATATGAACAAGAAGAACAAAAATATTTTAGACCTCTTTGGATTGATAGTCACTTAGATGACGATTTTAGTGGTAAGACAATTGCGTCGTATTCAGAATATAATAGAACAATTAGTGACATTTATTCTTTAACCACCGCAAATAGAAAAATTATAGATTTAATTGCAACATTTAGTCCAAAAATATTGGATGAGTTTGAAACAATGTTTTTAGATTTTGCAAGTGAAAAGGTAAATGTTGAAATTACTAATAGAAGATTTAACAAGGTAAAATATTACCAATTTCAAGATATATTAAAAGAAATATTCACAGTTAGAAAAGAAAGTGGAGATAGTTCAAAAACCGTGGATGAAGTGATTGATATTATAAAAGAAAGACAGTCCGAAAAATTATTATTATCAACGGCAAACATTTTATCAAATGATAGTTTAATAAAAATTACAATTGGTAACCCAAAAGAAATTGACCCACACGTATTTGATGGGTTTAGTAAAATGTCTCAAGAAAATACATTTTCATATAATGAATACGATGGTACACAATTAACCACAGATAATCAAGATTATATTGAGTTGTATCTTGGACCAATTTTATCGGGAAAAACACGAACAAATAATGAGTACTTAGACTTTTTTAAAGATTTAAACGTCGAACTTAGTGAAAACAATATTATTCAATTTAGACCTTTAATATACATTTATGCGGGATATATAAAGAATGGAGGTACAAATACATTAAGTGCATTTCAAACATATCTTAAAACAAACATATACGAAAAAGGACCGAGTGAAAATAACGCTTCAGGTTCCGCTTATAGATTTTCTTTATTTTTAAACATTTTAACTTCTAACTTTAGAACACTTAAAACACAGTCTAAGAATAAAAAAACCAAAATAGATTATGGTTATAACAATAGAGATTTAAAGATTGAATTATATAATACATTTAAATCGTTCAACGATAAATGGGTTGCCGGTAATTCTATTGGACAAAGATTATTATTAGAGGAGTTTTTATTTTTAGATAAGGCAAACAAAGACATTGGTGATCAATATTATTTAAATCTCACAAAGTTCATAGATATCGGAGACCAAAAAAACGATAAGTCTAACTTATATGGTGTCATTTCCGATTTACTAACCGGAACGGGATTTGATATGAGGGCATTACCGGCTTATGTTAATTTTTATGGAACCAATTTTTCAAGTAAAACAAAAATAACACCATCCAAAAAAGTGGCGGATAATATATTCGGAACCTTCTTAGATGTTGATTATCAAGAATCTTCACCTAAGGTTGTTATACAATATGTTACGGGACCCGTATCAAAACATCCCGCAGTTGAAAATAAGAAGTATAAGTTTGCCGATGATAGTTTTAATATTTCTAATGTTAATAATAACCCATTGATAATCACACTACCTAAAGTATTTACCGATGAGGATTTATCTAAATCTAATAAGGTAGTTGCGTTTGAGGTTAGTTTCGGTGATCAGAATCAATCGATATTCAAAGGGGTACAGTTAGACCAAAGTACATTAAGAAATACATCAGAATCATTTGTGGTTTTAGAAAACTTAGCAAGATCTGAATCAGGGTCTGGAGTACATAACGTTGACATTTCATTATTTGACTATTATAGACAGGCGTCATATAGTTGTGAAGTCACAATGATGGGTAATGTAATGATACAACCAACCATGTTCTTCTATCTTAAAAATATACCAATTTTTAAAGGTTCATATTGGATTACTGAAGTGTCCCACAATATTAAAGGAAACAATATAACCACAACATTTAAAGGAACAAGAATACCATACGCATCTTTACCCAATCCTAAAGATTCGTTTATGTCGAACTATAGGGCGTTATTCGATAAGATTATGAATACCGCCGTCGCTAAAACTAAGGCAATCGATAAACAAACCAAAACAACTCAAACCATTTCAACACCTGAAGGTAACTTTAGATACGACCCGGGTTCCAAAGTCATACAAGGTGAAAAAATTGTACCAAGTGCGGGTGTTACCAAATATGGTGTACCTTATAATGGATACAACAATGAACTTTATGTACAAAAAGTAACATACGATGGTAAAGAGTGGTTCAGAGCGGTGGTCGTTAAAATGGGTATGGATAAGATATATGAAATATCTGACGATACCACAATGAGTTTATTAAATAAAATAAATTCTAAAAAATATACACTTAATCCTAAATCGGTTAAATGGTCAGCAATTAAGAATAGTGATATGAAATTCTATTCAACCAAATTTCAAGTATCATCAAATATACCAGCAGATAAGATAATTGATGCTCGAACTGAATTCTTTAATCCACAGACTAAAAAACCACCATACACCTTAGTTCCCGATTATCAATTGGATAGTACTATTGGTAATATAAGGGTAAATGGACCGATTAATGAAGGACCAAATTTGGAGGGATATGGTATAGCGATGTCATCTAAATTAATGGACACCTTAGGTCTATTCAATGGGGATGTGGTTTATTTTTGGGTTGGGGAAAGATAATAACTAAATTAATGATATTTATACTTATAACTTAATATTATGGATAATAATAAATTAAACAACACAATGGATCAATTTTTAAGTCCTAAACAGACTAAAAGAACATCTAACGACGGCATGGAAAGAGAGGAATGTGATTTGGTAACTGGAGAATGTTATACAATTAGAGAAAAAGACGGAATCGTTGAAAGAATAAATAAAAAGTATATCACAAATGATGGTAGACAACTATTACAAGACTAAAGCTATGTTAGAGAAAAAATTACAAGAAGAATTAAATCGTTACAGAGCCATTAACAAATATGGTACTAAAATGATTATGGAACAAGACGCACCGGCTCTTGACGCTCCTGCGGATGATTTACCACCGGCCGACCCAGCGTTGGATGCACCGGCGGGAGATTTACCACCGGCAGAACCGGCATTAGACGCACCGGCGGGAGATTTACCACCGGCAGATGGAATGGACACAGAAGAAATTGATATTACAGATTTAGTTAATATGACTAAAAATATCAAAAACGATTTAGAAAATAATAAAACAGATAACGCATCTGTTATTGGTAAAATGGATGACGTGTTCACTAAATTGGGTGACTTAGAACAAAAACTTGCTCAAATGGATGCTGTTATGGCTAAAATTGATGAGTTAGGTGCTAAAGTTGAAGCATCAAAACCAAAAACTGGTGTAGAGAAACTTGAAATGAGATCTTTAGACTCATATCCATTTAATGAAAAACCACAAGAGTTTTTTGCTCACAAACAAGGTGAAATGGCTGCAAGTGGTAAGAACGAATATGTACTAACCAAAGATGAGGTTAATAACTATCCTACCGATATTATAAAAACATCATTTAATCCAGACCAACAAGAAGATGAATTTAGATTCTAATGTAAACTTTTTATTGGGGTTACAAAATCAAATGAAAATCTGTCATTGGCAAACCAAAGGTATTGCGAGACACGAAGCATTTGGTAACTTTTACGACGACTTAACTCCACTTATTGATGACTTTGTTGAACAATCTATGGGTAAGTACGGTAGATTCACATTAGAAGATGAAACAAAAACAATTCAATTAAGTAATTTATCTGAAATTGACATTAAAGGATTGGTTAATACAACAAGACAAGCATTGGTACAACTTACCGAACAATTAGACCCATCAGATACAGATTTATTAAATCTTAGAGATGAAATATTGGGAAAAGTAAACAAATATGCTTACTTATTTACAATGGAATAATTTTTAAAAATACTTCACAAAATAATTAACCCGGATTTTTTAATTCGGGTTTTTTTATCTATATTTTATTTATAACAGTTTTATAACCTAAATCAATTATTATGTCAACATTCGACGCAGTACTGGCTCAGTACGAGAAAAACAAGAACGCCGCAAGCGGCAACAACAACAAGATGTCCTCAGAGGACAGATTAAAACGTTATTTCACAACCGTATTACCAAAAGGTTCTAAGGGTGAAGAAAGACGTATTCGTATTTTACCTACAAAAGATGGTAGTTCACCATTTGTTGAGGTATACTTCCACGAAGTTCAAGTGGATGGTAAGTGGGTTAAATTATATGACCCTAAACAAGAAGGTAAACGTTCTCCATTACATGAAGTTTACGAAGGATTAATGATGACAGGTGTCGATACCGATAAGGAATTGGCTCGTTCATACCGTTCTCGTAAATTCTACATTGTAAAGGTAATTGACCGTGACCACGAACAAGACGGTGTTAAATTTTGGAGATTCAAACACAACCATAAAGGTGATGGTGTTATTGACAAAATCTTCCCAATTTTCCGTAACAAAGGAGATGTTACTAGTCCAGAAAATGGTCGTGACTTAATCCTTTCTTTGGCGTTAACTAAAGCGGGAACAGGTAAAGAATATACAGTTATCAATTCTGTATTAAATGATGATCCAAGTCCTTTACACACAGATTCTAATGTTGCAAAAACATGGTTAGAAGATGAATTAACTTGGTCAGATGTTTACTCTAAAAAGGGTGAAGATTATTTAGAAATGGTTGCTAAAGGTGAAGTTCCACGTTGGGATTCAAACAGTAGCAAATGGGTTTCTAACTCAACCGCAGAAGAAGTAATCTCAGCACCAAAGGCGTCAACACCTACGGTA